CTGTATTCTGTGTAGACATATGGTTGGTTTTTTAAATTCTCTACAATATTAATATACGCAAATCTATAGTTTAAACTTTAAAAATTAGGGAGTTAAAAAAAATATAGTTGACTTTATAGCAAAAGCCTACTTTTTCTTATTTTTATCAGCCGTTTTCTTATCAAATTTATTCTTATTTTCTCTAGCAATGTCTAGTTGAGTCTGCGCAATATCTCTTTGAGTATTAAGTTTTTGTTCTTCTATACTCATTTTATCACGATGCTCTGACATCCTAGAGACTTCTTTTTCTCTTTGAAGGTTGATATTATCGTTCTGTTCTTGAGTACGGTTAATTTCTTTAAGGGCATCTTGGTAATCGCTCTGTTGATTCTGATTAATATCTACAGTCGCTCCAAAACCAGCAGATCTAATCTGAGCTTCGTATATGCGATTCTGTCTATCTTTCTCATTTTCAGTAGCTTCGAATTCCATCTTCTGACGAGCCTCTTCAGATTTAGCCTGAATCATTTGTTCTTGCATCTGCTGCTGTTGCTGCATCTCTTGCTGACGCTGTTGCTGAGCTTTAGCTTCAGTCTTCTTAAGTATTTGCGTAACATCAGGAATTGAATCAGCCATGAGAATATTACCCAAATCATAAATGGAAGCACCAGAAGTGTTATTAGAAACAGCCATTTGTTTAAGCTGATCCAAAACGGCACGATGATTAGCTTTAGTAGTACAAAAAACATTAAGGTCTCTAAGAAGAAGGTCAGTGCCATTAATCTCGAAATTTTTTCTTTCATCTGCTGTAGTAATATATTGTAGGCGGACCGACGGTTTAGTAGAATTATAGTATTGAGCTAGATCCGTACGCATCGTATGTACGCGAGGCATCAAGTAATCGCAGTGCTGAATAAAATAAGTTTCAGTCTGAGCATAAGATGCATTCATGGATTGTTCAATACCTGTAGCTGTCTGCTGACCTATTTGCTGACCCATACGTTGTGGAGTAATACCGATTACTTCAAAGGCCTGTTGTTTAAAGTATTGTCCTAACTGAATACGAGACATCAAACGATTAGTTTGTTCTAGATCCAGTTTTTGGTAATGCTGAAACGCTAAGGCATTCTCGGTATTAGTAATTGTGGTATCTAATGGAAGCATTTGGAAGTTCTTCATAGCCACGTATGCTTTGGCTAAGTTGTTCTTTCCCCAATCTTCTCCTAACGAATGACGAGGTAAGGCATTCTGATCCAGTAAGATAACTGTTCCTAGTTCATCTACAAGTATATCTGCAATCTGATTATTTACAATATTGTATCCAATCTGAAACGGTTTCATTAAGTCTACTAAAGATGTAGATCTTGTATTACGGTCTGAAAATACAGAACCTTCTACAGGAAGTTTACATCCATATAAGCTATCATCTCCTTTAAACTGGAATTTCATACATCCAATTTGGTTCTGATTAATACCTAAGTAAATAGGATTAATACCGCCAGGATTATTGGTTCCCCAATATGTTGGATGGTTAGGTCCTATCTTAACTCCTCCCCATACTTCGTTAATCCAGATCCAGTCAATATGTTCTCCAAATAACAAGTTATCCTTAGACTTATTTTTAAATAGGTCTGTATTATAAAGAGGTTTGTCTGTAACCTTATATGATTCATCTATAAGATCTGTAACAACCGATCCCATATCATCAATCTTAGTTAAATGGCCTACCTTACGCTGCGACTTCCAGTAAACTGTCGTTACACGAAGTAAGTTAGTCATACCCATATCAAACCAGTCCTCGCTATCTGAAAGAATCCAGTTAACAATGTCTCCTCCGCGTAGAGTATTATCCCACATCGAAGTATACTGACGGTACCCTAAAGAAGGCATGTTAGTATTCCAATCATGAGATTTAGTACCATCATAGTAAGTACCATCGTTTTGATAACCCTGAATAGGGTAACCGGCAGAACGTACAGGATAGATTTGCTCTAATGTTTCCATTTGCTGTTCCGTCATTAACCATCCATAACGGTCAATAACATCGGCTACCGTCATCATATCGTACTTACCTACCCACTGACCTTGTGATATATAACGAGCATCTGGGGATTTATGGTAGAATGTTAAAACAGGATTCCATAATTCTAAGTCATAATCATCTTCCATCATGCGGAAATGCCAGAACTCTCTGTCTGTAATAAGCATATCGCGGAAACCACGCTCTTCTAATTCATCTAATTTAAAACGTTCTACGTCTACCTGATGCTGATGTGAGGCCCACTGCTCTACTAATGACTTATAAGATTTAGTAAAGAAGTCTTGAATTTCTGGCAAGGACTTAATACTTTCTGGAGATAATGCCTGTTGGTATTCTTCCGATTCAACATCTACACCATCCTCAGCAAGTCTCATCATTAACTGTTGCTCTGCAGCGCTAGTAAGAGATTCTTCAATTTGACTTCTTTTAAGCTCCATCATTTCATTATAAGACGTCTCATCAACTGACTTATATGTAATAGCACTAGAACGTTTTGCAAATTCTGCTACAAGAGTATTGATAACATTTGGAATAATAGGATAGAACTTAAGTTCTAATGCTGATGCATCTTCCTTAGTAAGCGTTTCAATTAGATCTGCATACTCGTTATCTTCTTCTATGATATAGTCACCTTTATCTATAATACCTTTTGCAAGTTTATAGTTCTTCATTAGGCGACGAGCATTACGACGTACGTGTTGTAACCCTTTCCATTCTAACCAGTCTAAGTTCCAAGCTGCCCAGTCTGTATCCTTTTCACTTCTGGGAATAAACTGGATAGGCTGGTTAAGAGTACCCATTTTATTGTACTCTACTTTGGCCCCAGCCTTTAACTGCATTGCGTTATATATCTGCATATTATCTTATGTTTCTAAATGGATTTTTAGGTAACTTCATACCTTCAAATTTATGACCCCCTCCGCCGATATGACGAAAAGGGCTCATATTTAATTTACTGAATTTATTGGTGCTTTCCAAGTTTTTTGATGCTGCTGTTTCCTCAAAACGTTTTTTATAACCCCTATTAGCTTGCTGTACTTTAGCAAAAGCCACTAAAGCTGCAAACGATACTAGCCTATCGACGTTAACTCCTTCTCTATATGCCATCATTTCTCTAAGTAACATAATGTCCGGAATACGTTCTATACCAAAGATTGTCTTAACAACTTTACCATCTTCTAAAGTTATTTGATCAAGCTCTTGTCTAACAAATTCAATTGCATAACTTATCATATGACTTTTAAACAAGGTACCTGTATTACGCCAACCGTATTCTTGGAATACATTAGCATTAGCTCCTATATCTTTTAAGAATAGAATCTGTTGTCTCGGCACTAGATACTTCTGCTTCTTGCGGTTAATCATATGAGTAATAAACTGCGGAATATTGTTTTCCACAATAGTCCAGGCATTATACCATTCTATGATAAGCTCTAGTCTCTCGTGTGTCTTATTAATATCATCGAAGCGGCCACACCAAGCTGCTACTATTTTATCATTTTCTATAAAGGTCTGAACACTATCTACATCTTTCTTAGTTACTTCTACGGATGTTTTATATACATATATTGCGCACAGAGAATCAGATGTAGTAGTTTTACCTTCTCCCACGGGATCGACAGAGGCGTAATACATTCCAAACTCTGGATTTTCTACTGGCCTATCCCATACTACAAGGCATCCTGTTTTATCCTCAGTGTTTTTTGTAATAGGGAACTCTCTAATAGGTAACTTATTACTAGCTGCTACTGCTGGATCACCCTTTTCGTTTCTATAAATATCTAGACGTTCCTCAGCATATTCTTTATCTTCAATACGTCGAGTTTGTGCTGTAATAAGATGACCTGGAAATACCGATACAGATCTAAAGTCAAATGCTTCTTTAATAGTTCTAGGGTGCTGAGATATACGAAGCTGAAACTCCTGGGGATCTAATTCAGATTTCCATTGTAAAAATTGTTCATCTAAAGCAACCAGCGCTTCTTCTACTTTAGAATTACCGAAGGTGTCTATAAAAGGAGGCATGGACCATTGCTCTGGAATAAATAGTCCGGTCATTCCTCTCGCGCCTGTTTCGTCTAGCAATGTGGATTCAACGGCATAGATATCATTTCCTTCCGGTCTAGTGATCATTTTCTTTAAAGGTTCACATTGAGATAAATCTCCGACAGATCCTGCAGCAATAAACATTCCCGTAGTCATGAATCCTGATTTCATAGCAGGGCGGATGTACTCAAATGTTGTATCCATCTTAGGAGCAATACCAGCTTCCTCGTGGAAGAAGTATTTACACGGTCCCCCTACACCATTGGTAGGATCTTTCTCAAAGGACATTCCTTGCATAACTCCTTTAAGCCCTACCTCAGACTTACGTCTATTTATTCCAGATACTGTTTCAATCTTCTGCTGCCACATCATAACCTTGTTAGGGTTCATAGGACGGTACCATGCAGTATGCTGATTTAGAAATGCTTCATATTCATTTAAGAATTTCCAAGTACCTTTCTCATTGATGTAGTCCTTAAGACTTGCCCCCATCTTAAGGGTAACCCCTTCTTCAAACCAGATTTGATTAAGTAACTTACCAGCGTGATAATATGATGAAGCAATCTGACGTTTCTTTAGAATAGCTACGTGTCTATAATGCAATTCTGCTAAGCATTCATAGAGAGCCATGTGATACTGAGCATCTCTGACATCAGCAAAACCAAACTTCTGAATCTCCTTATTAAAAATAGGTAAGAAGTTTAACCACATATAATAATCACGTGGTATGTACCAGACGTCATCACCATCTTTATAAATAGCTCCTACACGACATTTATTCTTCTGGTCATTCCAGTACATAATAAAGTCTTTAGTTCCTTGAGGGGATGCGCAATAAAAACCACGTTCGTTAAATAGACGGGCCTGTTCGTTAAACTTAAGACTAGTCTCGGTAAAGTTATATTTACCTGGTTCTTTAAAAATCGATAATACAAAATCCTTGAAGTTGTCCCTAGTATCAAAAATAGATACTGTCCACACTCCCTTTTCATAAG